TCAGGTTGCCCATCAAGCCGTTTGAATTGGCCACTGCGGTCTCGAGGCTGATTACCTCCGAAAACGTGGGATTTGCAGCCGCGAAATTGGTCACGGTGTTGACCCCGGTCGTGTTCAGGATGCCGGTGGGGTTGCCCGATGAGCCAGAGCCTTCGAGACCTGCCGCGTCAATAGCTGTCGCGATTCCTTGCGCCAAATCATCACGGACCAGCGCTTCGATATCCATTGACGACTGAATCAGCATCTGTCGCGAAATGTCGGTGAACAGCCCGAGCGTTTTCGGAGTCATTGTGACGGAGCCAACCGTCATCTCAGACTCAGACGCCGCGCCGCCCTCGGACGAAACGAACGCCGCCGTAGATGCTGCGCTCTTGCGCGGGATTTTCACGTCACCAGACAAGCCTTGAAGCATCCGCGCGCCAGCCGACATGACGCTGCTCTGATTGCGTAACACGTCGATGAAATCCTGCGGCCGGAAATCTTCGGTCAACAGCGCAGAATCGTCAGACGTGTTAATGTCGCGAGTCCAATTCCGCAGGACCTCTGCTGGCAGCATGATGCCCTGCGCAGCACTGTTGTATTGCTGGCTTGCGGCCCGCGAACATTCGAACTCGAACGCCGCAGCTTCTTGCGCACGCCGGTCGGTCGGATTAGCGAGCGCCTGGATGGCCCGGATCATGGAAAAGCGCTGAACCTCAGGCTTTGTCATGCCGACGTCCTGATTCTCAAGCGCACGTTCGGAGCCGATGCTTTCAAGCAGCTCTCCGCGAAACTCCTCGATGCTGCGACCTTCTGCAATGGCCTTCTGACCAAGGTCGGTGCGGTTGTGGCGCGCAGCCAGTTCAACGATCTGCGCAGCGGATTTCTGTGCGGCTTTGCGGGCTTCTGCCTCGATAGCCGCGCGGTCTTGTTCGCTCATTTTTTGAGCCTCCTGATGATTAGACTTTACGGTCACTTGAGGTTGCCCGCTACGATTCACGCCCACTGTCACGTCGCTAGGAATCGAAACAAGACTGGCCTCGACGGGACGCCAAGACATCGCACGATGCTCGCCGTCTTCCTTCTTCATGCGCTTGATGGTGTAGCCGATGGAGACATTGCCCCGGATGCCATCAAGTACGTCACGGTAGACCTCTTCAGCAAGCGCGCTTCGTCCAAAGCGCACGTTCGCGCGGAGTCGCCGCGCTTCGCTGTCAAGCTCAACCGATTCGATCACCCCGAGCACCTCGTCATGATTATGATTCAGCAGCAGCGGGGCATGTCCTGATCTCAGAAATTTGAGGTCGATAGATTCCTCGGTGTGGTCCAGCACTTCGATGCCGTACGAGCGCTCCACTGGCTGCTCTGAGGAGATGCTCATTCGCACCCTGCGCTCGTCTTCGTCCACGGCTTCTGGGTCCGCGTGCATCGACCGCCAATGGACCTCTATGCCCGCGTCGCGTTCCTCGGCAGGCTCTTCTGGCTCCTCCTCGCGCGCGGTCTCTTCCGGCTCGTCCTCGGCGGCGGGTTCCATCATGTGCTTTGCGAACTCGACAATGTAGGAGTCTTCAGTCTCCTCCATGTCAATGATGTGGCGCTGCTCCATCGATCGTCCCTCCGTCGCAGGCTCAAACTTGAGCGGCGAGTAGTCGTTGTCGCTCAGCCAGTCTAGCGCCTCTGTGGCCGTGTATTGCTGAGCATCAAATCTGATTGATTGAATTTCTGATTTGCCCGCCGCGAGGCCCAATATGATATCAATTCCTTCTCCGAGCGCATCATTCTTGCGGCGGAACCCCTGGAACGAATCCGGCTCCCTTATTCGCGCTGCGTGCTCGTTTGGATACGGCCGTGAATCCCTTTCATCGTCTGATCGCAAAGGGTGCCCTTTCGGGAAGAGGTCGGTGTCATGCTTGCCCGACCGGAAGCGTTCGTTTCGCACGGCATGTAAAAAACTGTTAACGCGTGCCATCGCCCACTGCTCTGGCGATGTGACAGTCGGCCGAACCGATTGAGGATTGGTTTTGTAAGCGCCTACCCCGCGTTTGTAAACCTCAGTAAGCATTCGAAGCGTCACGCGCTTGATGGGGTTGTCGCCGTACTCCTCGTTGTGCTCCTTGACCTTGTTTTCCAGCGCCGTTTTTGTCGATCCCGATACTTGTCTTTCCTCGTCATCAATGGAACTGACCGTCCGCAAGACTCTGCGGGCGAAAGCGCGACCGGGATCTCCGGACCACAGCGCCCAAGCAATCCGACCAGCGCTTGGATATCCCTCCTCCCCGTAGTCGAATCCCTCCGCTTGCTTATCGACCGCGTGACGGGCAAAGAAACTCGACATGCGCTTCACGGTATCGATAGAAAGTTCTCTGCGATTCGCAATGTCTCGCGCGCGCGCGACCCCTATTCGAGTGCCGCCGCGCCCAAATTCCTTGCGCCACTCAAGACCGCGCTTTGCCTCTTCGACCATGGCCTCGGTCGGCGTTGTGTCAACTTCGACACCCTTATACTGAGCCATCGTCGTCACCCACAATCTCTGGCTCCACCGGGGTAGTGTCCGCCCCATATGGTTCAAACGCGTACTGGACGCCGAACTGCTCCATGAGAGTTTTGTCGCGCGCAATCTGGCTCAGCAATTCTTCGACATCTTTGCCGTAGTTGCTCGCGACATCCTGCAGACTCAAAACGCCGGACCTCAGACCCATCAGAGCCGCATTCATCTCTCTCTGCGGGTCCACCCAATTCCATGATCTGCCTCGAAACTGAGCCGCGTCTCGGAACCGCTCGTATTGACGAAGCGGAATGCCAAAGCTGTCCATCTCCATGGCTGACTCAAGCCATCGATCGAAAACAGGGCGGATGAAATGCTGCTCCATGAAGCTCTGGAGGGATCGGTAGTGATCGCGTTCTTCCAGCGCCCCTTGACGGATAGAGCTATAACTCGTGGCCTCAAGGTCGTTCGACAAGCTCGTATAGCTCACGCCTAGTGCTGAAGCTATGGCCTTCAGACAGGCTTTGTGAAAGTCAGCGAATTCGTTGGAAGGGTACTGCGGATCAAAACTGGAAAACTGAACGCCCGCAGGGAGCTGATGGAAGGATCCTGGTTCGCAGACCATGGAGATGGTTTCGTCATCGGCGACGCCATCCGGCAAAAACTGATCGCCGCTGCCCGAAGTGAAGAATCCCATCTTCGACGCGCCGATGCGCGCATTCACAATCGCGGCTTCTCGCAGGGCTCCCAGTTGTTTGATCGAAGACAACGCACTTGCCATCCACGGCTCACCGCGAGTCTGACCAGCCCGCAGCGGCAAAAAGCAATGAATCATGTCAGCGGCAGGGATACGCCGATGTTTGGAGCTATACGACTGCACGGCAAAATCGTAGTCGCCAGGATGATTGGACAGCACATGGTAGGCGACGGGTCGATGGAACTTGTCCATCTCAACGCCCATACGGATTTGTCGACCGTCACTCAGTCGCTCTGTCTTCTCGTCATCAACCTGGTCCGGCTCGATGAATTCCAGTGCGAAAGAATCGTGAAACCCCGACCCGCGATGCAAAACAACGAATATCTCGCCATCCCGCGCTAGCGATTCAATCGCCAGCTTCTGCGCATCGATCCATGAGAGTCGGCCATCGACAGTGGGGTTGCCTAGTCGTCCCCAGCTGCGCCAAGAAGCCTCTAGCGCAGAATTCCCACTGACATCCAAGCGCCCTACCGAGTCCAGCGCCTTAGATTGGAACGTAAAGCCGCGCTCTCCGATCACGTTATTTTTGAGGAGCGTCAGGTATCGCTTGGCGTACTCGTTGTTGCGGGCAAGATCACGCGTCCTTGCTCGCATGCGCGAGATCGCAGGATTCAGTTCCGAATCTGCTGATCGCTCTGAGCCGGGGAAGTCCGCGAACAACCGCCCCATATTTGCCGCAGCGTACGAACGCTTGCGACGCGGCGTCTCATCCCTGCTCTGGAACCAATCGAGAAAGCCCATCAGAAACTCGCCTTGATCGTGGCCCCGGTGCTCAATCCGCGCTGCGCCCTATTTCGAGCCCTTTCCTGCTTGACCTTCGCTCTAAAATAATCGGCTGCCTTCGATAAGTCCTCAAAACTGAGCTTGCTCAGACTGCGGCCGGCGATGCTATAAGAGTCGACGTCCGAATCCGCTCGCCCCTCCAGCAAGGACTCAATCTTCGCAACCATAATCTCAGCATGGCTGCGCGGGTCAGTGTTCACATCGAGGTCTTGCAGAATCTTCCAGTTGCCGCGCTCTATCACGATACGATTGGAATCACTGCTGCGTACGACCTCAAGCTGCCAAAAATAGTCGCCCGCAGTGAACGCAGCAGACGTGGCGCTCGAGATCGAAAAAACCCACTCGTTGGATGTCACGCTGCCGCTGACCGAGAACTCTGCGCCGCCACTGCCGGCCAATTCGCGCGACACATACGTGATGGCGAAGACTGTATGTGGATAGTCCTCGAAAAGATCAGTCCTTTTCCACTGGACAAAGTCGCCGATCACAAACGACTGCGGCTCAATTGTGGGAGCGTTTGCTTGTGCGAAAAGATTTGCCATGCTGTCACCGCCAGCTGTTGACCCATCCGCCCTTGCGGGGCCGCGTCGGTGTGCGCTGCGACTGCGCCTTTGATTGCTGCGCAGCCGGAAGTCTAATCGTGTTGACGTTAACGCCAATGATACTGTAAGCGGCGATAGCGTACACGAAGCAGTCAAGCGCTTCGTTTCGAGGCCTCACCTTCACAAACTCCCGCCGCTTGAAGCCCTTTGTAAACTTCGTGACCACTTTCTCAGCCGTCAGCTGGCGGAAGTATTCGTCGGACAGCGTATCAGAGAAATGGACATAGCCCGCACCAACATCCTCAATCCTGAGCCTGCCGAAAAGAGTATCCTTGGCGCTATGCACGCCGATTGGAAACAGCGGGCACTTCGCGACATTGTTTTTGCTGGGTCGTCCAGCCAGAGCCTTGCCTTCGCCGCCAACGCCTTTGATGGCAAAAATTGCCCTGCCCTGATTCCGCTTGCAGAACTGATAGACAGCGTTCGTGTAGTGACCGCCGGAGTCCACGCATGTCGCGCGGATTGGCAGCACACGCCCCTCGGCAGTCGTGTAGGTTTGGGCTAGCTTCGTATCTAGCGCAGACCAGAGCGCTGGTGTTGACGGGTCACCGTAGAGCGTTTCGTGGCTAAGCACCCACGATTCGTCATCCCGACCCCACCCAATCACGGACAGCTCGAGTCGGTTGTCTTGAACGTCTACGCCTGCGGTCAACATCAGGACGCCATCAGGCACCGGGTCGAGTGCTTCCCGGCGCTCCGAAAGCGCCCAATCGTCTACCCGCTCACCCTGATCTTCCCACGTCTCCCCGAGATAACAGTTTAGCCACACGCGCAGCTGGTCCGGCGAGTTTTTCACGCTCAAAAAATCGCGCACTCCATCAGACAGCCGAGTCCACGGGCTGTACAGGCCATTGATCGCGAAGCCTGCAACGCCAGCAAACGGCTTTTCCGCGACCCACTGACCGTTGCGCACGCTCCACATGCGATCAGCTTCGTCCCATAGCGCCCCGCAGTGCTCGCACGCATACCGAGCGGTTTCCGGGTCGCCGTCTACCCACTGAACCTGCGCCCATTTCATTGTCTGGTGCTGCTCACAATGACGGCACGGGACGTGATAGCGACGCTGGTCAGAAGCTTCGAACGCTTCTTCGATCCGGCTCGAACCTTTGTTCGTCGGCGTTGAGACGGT